TTGTGTAGTAGTATTAACTAATCTATCTAAGTTAGCAGGATATAATATAGAAGATTGTATTAATAGCGCTTATAATGTAATAGCAAAAAGAACAGGTAAAATGGAGAATGGAACATTTATAAAAGATAAATAATAATGGAAATTACACAAAGATTAAAAGAAATAATTAAGCAAGAAACAAATACAGATATAGAAGTAAGAACACGTAAAAGAGAAGTTATTGAATTACGTTCACTATATTGTAATATACTAAAAGAATTAAAACCAAACAAAACACTACAGTCAATAGGAGATAGTATAGAATTAAATCATGCTACAGTTATTCATGCTTTAAAGAATTATAAGATGTATGAAGAATATAATCCTGAATTAAAAAGATTTAAAGCAAGTGTACTAAGTTACTTTACAATGGATGAAACAGAACTAAAAGAACTTTCAGATATAGAAAAAGCAAAACACGAAATACATAAACTTACATTAGAAAACTTTAATCTTAAAAGAGAACTAAAAGAACAAATAGAAAAACCAAGATACGAACACAAAATAATAGATGAACTAAACACACTAATGTTAAACACTAAAGGAACAACACAACACACATTAATACAAGATAGATTAGAAGCATTTTACTTAATGAATAAAAACATAAAACTATAATTATGTATATTGTTATATTTTTATTATTGAACATTTATATTTTATATTTAGTAATTTCTTCTAAAATAAAAATACAAAAATTAAAAAAAGAAAAATCACATATGTTAAATGAAATTATAGAAAGAGATTATGAAATTATAGAAAGAGATTGTGAAATAAAACATTTAAACGAACATATAAAAAACATAAGACTATGAAACAAAAAACAATAAAGATTCCAATATATCAGTGTAAATTAATGATAATCTTTGATAAAGACTTATCCTATATTGAGAAGAAATATGGTACAAAATCTTTATCTGACTACGGGGCTATTACAATGCGAGTGCCTGATAAATTTAGTGAGTATATTGTAGCTTTTGAATATACTGAAGGAACTATAATAGCACACGAAGTAGTTCATTTAAAAAACTTAATTTATCAAGATAAAGGAATTGAGTTAGATAGATTTAATGATGAACCTGAAGCATATTTAACAGGATGGTTATTTAAACAAATAGAAACATTTTTAAAAAATTAAAACTATGAATATAAAAGATGATACTATACAATTTAACAAACTTGAAATAGAGAACATAAAATTAAAATTTGAATTAGCATTTATTAAAAGTAAAAATGAAAGATTAAAAAAAGAAATAAAAAAATTAATAAATAAACTATGACACCAAAACAAGAAAAAATAGCAGTAGAAACATTTGCAATTATAGCATCCTTTATAGTTGCATTAGCAATAGTATTAATAATTAAATCTATAGTATTATGACACCAAAAGAAAAAGCAAAAGAATTATTTGATAAATATTGTCACGCTTTGAGAACTGAAGAAGATGATGATGGATATTTTACAAATGTAATTCACGCAAAACGATGCTCATTAATAGCAGTTGATGAAGTTAAATGGTTTCACGAAAGATTGTTTTATTTAACAGAAGGTAGTTTATTCGATAAATATTTAGATGATGTTAAACAAGAAATAGAAAAGTTATGACAACACAAACAATAGAGCAAATAACACCATATGAACGGGCAGTAATACTTTATAATAAATACACTAAAGAATATAATAGACTTGTATGTATGGGTGATATGTATCAAACAGAACATTGGAAAGAAGTAACAAAGGAATTAGCAAAGCTTTATAAAAGATAATATTATGACAGCAGTAGAATTTATAGAAGATTATTTAAAGTTTAAAGGTATTATAATAGAAAAAGAAAATTATCCTCAAGTTATAATTGGAGTAATTAACGATGCAAAAGAAATGGAAAAGCAACAGATTATTGATGCTTGGGAAGATGGCCAAAATTCATTTCCTACAATTAATGCAAAACAATACTACAAAGAAACATTTAAAAACAAATAACTATGGCAGATATAACAATGTGTAATGGTAACTATTGCGAATTATCAAAAACCTGTTACAGATATAAAGCAGAACCAAGTAAGTATAATCAATCATACTTTGTAAAAGAACCTAATATAAACAATCAATGTGATTACTATTGGGAAGTATGTGAATATTGTAATCAAGAAAATGGCAACCATAAATTAAGTTGTGCAACAATGAAAATACAAGTTAACTTATAAACAATAAAACTTTTATTTTATTTTTAAATTAATAATAATATTTTTTAATTATGGAAGATAAAAGAAAATTCAATGGTGGTCATACAACTGCAGGTAGAAAGTCTAAAGCAGAAGAAGTACAACTAATAGAAAAGTTAGGTGCATTAGAACCATCAGCATTTATGGCATTAGAAAAAGGATTGGAACGTGGAGACTTTAAATTTGTTCAATTGTTTTATAACTATTATGCAGGTAAACCAAGAGAGACTAAAGATATTACAGTAACTAATGAGCAACCTATATTCAATATAGATGATTTAGACTTAATCTAAGACACTATTTTATGGAATTTATAGTAACTACTGCAATTAAAAAGTTATTGCGTCTAAAGCAACGTATTAAGGTTATTAGAGGTGGTACATCAGCAGGTAAAACTTTTGGTATATTACCATTGCTAATTGATAAAGCAATAAAAGAACCTATGCTTGAAATAAGTGTAGTATCAGAATCAATTCCACATTTAAGAAGAGGAGCATTAAAAGATTTCTTAAAAATCATAATGGCTTTAGGTAGATACACAGACGCTAACTTCAATAAGTCTACTTTAAAATATAGTTTCGCTAATGGTAGTTATATAGAATTCTTTAGTGTTGACCAACCTGACAAGCTTAGAGGTGCAAGGCGTAACATACTTTATGTTAATGAGTGTAACAACATTGACTTTGATTCTTATTATCAAATGGCAATTAGAACATCAGGTGATATATGGTTAGATTACAATCCAGCATCTTCTTTTTGGGTAGACAAAGAAATATTAACTCAAGATAATGTAGACTTTATAACATTAACATATTTAGACAACGAAGCATTATCAGATACTATAATAAAAGAAATAGAATCAGCAAAGGTTAAAGCATTAACATCTTCTTATTGGGCTAATTGGTGGCAAGTATATGGACTTGGACAAACAGGAAGTTTAGAAGGTGTATGTATAACAGATTGGAACGAAATAAACCTACCTTTAGAAGCAAGAATTTTATGTTATGGAATGGACTTTGGTTATAGTAATGACCCAACATCTTTAGTAGCTATGTATAAATACAATGATGCTTTTATATTTGATGAAATAATATATAAGAAAGGTTTATTGAATAGTGAAATATCTAATCTATTAAAAGCAAATGATGTTAATGATATAATACACGCTGATTGTGCTGAGCCTAAATCAATTGCTGAGTTGAATAGTTATGGTCATAATGTATTACCTGTTAGTAAAGGTAGAGACAGTATCTTATATGGCATTAATTTAATTAATCAAAACAAAATATACGTAACATCAAGAAGTAAGAACTTAATAAATGAATTGAATAACTATATATGGTTAACAGATAAATCAGGAGTTAAAATGAATAAGCCAATAGATTCTTACAATCATGCTATAGACGCAATGAGATACGCTATAACAAGTCAATTAGAGAATCCTAATAAAGGTAATTACTTTATATACTAATGACTTACGGACAAATAATAGCTACAATACAATGTTACATACATCACGTTAAAGGAATAGAAGTAAATATTAATCTACCAAGAAATATAGGTGAAATTAAAAAGATGCAACAGATGTATGCTATAGCTGCTGAACATTTAAATAGTTAAATATTTGTTAAAACTAATTTATGTAACAAATTTATATTATATTTGTTAAAAATTTAAAACAAAAGAAATGGAAAAGATTAAAGAATTTGTAAGCTATTGTGATATAGAATTTGAAGTAGAT